AGACTTCACTGTTCCTCTGGGCAGAAACATAGCTGAGGCGTTTGCAGACGCTACTGCACAAACACAACAGGGCAGGGACTACGGAGACAAAGTAATTCCTAACTTGCAGCAGGGGCAGTACGGAGAAGCTGCTAAGAACTTTTTGACGAGCACTGCGTTAAACACTGCCGGTGGTTTTAACAAGGTCATGTCTCCAGTGACAGGACTGTTTACTTCTGTTATGCCTAATTTTGGCGTAACAGAGCGAATTATGAACACCGGGGTTGGACAACAAGCCATGCAGCTTGCACAACAGAACCCACGGGCTGCTGCTAGTGCTGGAGCTGTGATGGACATAGGTTTAATGCAGGCGACTCCTCGCGCTCTTAGGGAATCTCTAAAGGCCGTGGCTGACAACACTCCTACAGATATACCTAAATTTTATGCGTCTCCTAACCCAGCGATGAAACTATACCGCACAGCGCAGGTTGCTGTACCTAACGTCCCTACAGCAATAAGACAAGGGTTTACTCCAGCAGGGCAAGAGTACCGCAGAACTGTCGGCACAGGGCCAGCCAGAGGGCGTGAGTACTCCGAAACCGGTGGGTCAAGAGAAACAATGGCAACTCAGCGGGGTAACGCAATGGCTAGCCCCTTTATGGAAGCACAGAGACGAAATCAAACTTCTCCCCCTCTTGATACTGTGGTAGGAAACACCGTTGAGGTGCAAAGATACGCACAGGATTGGACTGATGCCAGCAGCACCGCCCGTGTCAAAGAAGGGCTTAGGTCTTATACCGATGATATACCGGACAACGTTGTAGATGCAGCACATACTCACCTAATGAGGGTTCACGGAACGTCTAGTGAACCGGGGCAAACATCATTGGTTATACGGAGACCAGAGACAGGAGAGGCTCTGCAAGGAGAGGCAACGGGCATAACCAAAGGGACTTCTCCCGCCGCTATCTCTTCTTTAGCCAGTTCTAAAATAATGGAGTCTGCAAGAGAGGCTTTACCTAACGTTGATCCTCTTGAGTTTTACACTCAGTTTGTGACTGTTGCTAAACACGCACACTCAGACAAACTAAGGCTGGCTGATAGGAGAGGCCAACTACCAGACGACATAGTAACTAAGGATAAGGAAGGAAAAACAACGTCCATAAAAAGGTCTGTACTTATTAACAGATACTGGCGCATGAAGATACGTCAGCAAAAAGGCTACAAGATAAACGAACAGCAGCAATTAGTGTTAGATTTCTTTGATAACGCACCGCCAGCACGAATAACCGATAAAGGGAACGGGGTGTACGCTTTCCAAGAAAACCACGCATCTTCAGCACAAGACTTAGGCGGCGTCAATGACTTTGTAGCTATTGACACTAAAAACGACATGATATACACAATGATCTCTGATGGTCACGATATGTTTGGAATGAAGCCACCCGGAGGAAACTCGCTTCTAAACACAACTCCAATTTTTTCCTTTAAGGCTGGGACTAAATCACCAGAGACAAAGGGAGTACCAAGGCCTGAAGAAAGCGTTGCTCGTATAGAAGAAATAACGGGTATGCCTAAGCAAAAGGGAGAAAGCAACGTACAGTACCAAGCAAGAGTCATGCGTGACTACAAAGGCAAGGCAAACTTACAAGATTACATCAACGTAGGCAAAAACGTAGCCACGGTTGGTATGCTAACAGGAGGAGCTTTACGTGAAGACCAAGAACAACAACGATAACCACAGCGTGTCGTACACGTCGATTGATTACCACTCTATGTGTCAGAAGTCAAAGGACCGAATCCAGATGATGCAGAAGGAAGGAATACCTACGTCCCATGACGCCAAAGACAAGCCAGAGGACGTAGGTAAGTCTAAAGGTTATTCTATACTGTTTATGTCATAACTCACAGTTATTGCCTGTGCAGGCCAGTTGTTGTGACCCTTCAGTCATATCGCTGGCTTCCTCTATGTCCCACGATATTTCCTTAGGAAAGTCTTTAGCAAGCTGTCTGTACACCTTTTTGTCCACAGGTTCGTACGGCGCTTGCTGGTACGTGTGGTCTGAGTACGGCAGAAAGCTGACACCACTAACCTTGTCGAACTTGTTGTACAACCACTGGCCCACCTCAAGAAACTCCTCATCCCTGTAGTAGCACGTCATAGACGGCTTGTGCTCACACCACTCATCCTGATATATCTCCCACAGGTCTAGCTGCTCCATAGCACCCATGTCTGAGGCTGTCACAGCGCCCTCAGGAGACGCGACAGGGAAACTGAATACCCGTGTACTGGGTGACATTACATCGTCCTCCACAGGCACTCCTGCGGCCTCTAAAACGGCACACAGAGGGTCACGAGAGTCAGCACGGACTCGCCTAATGTATTGACTGCTGTAGCGAGGGTGAATCCCACTAGCACTATCGACCAACTGACTAACAGTACCTGAAGGCTTAACAGCAGTAATGGCTGTAGATACGTTAATGCCCAACCTAGTGGCCCACTGCTCATTAGTTTTAATGGCCTCTGCTCGCATAGCTCTGAGCCACTTCTTGAGTTCACTCTTGTCTCCTCGTCCTGATAACATTGGGTGATCCATGATACCCGTTAGCGACACGCCCAGCAAAGCCTCGTCCTCTGTATTAGCTCTCCAGATACTTCTCAAGTACCGAAAGTCTGTAAGGGTTGCCTGTAAAGTCCCAAGGATAGTTGCAATTCGTACTTTTCGTTTGAGGCTTGCAAGTGTATCGGACGGCCTGACAACAACTTCTGAAAGGTTGCAGAACTGATAGGGTCGGAGGATGATCTCGCTACACGGATTAGTTCCAAAATCAAAGCTAGCATCTCTTCGCTCATTTCGTGCAGCCTGCTTCTGACTTGCCACTCTGCTAAAGACACCTCGTTCGCCAGATCGTGATTCATATAAACTTGTCCATTCGTTTAAAAAAGCCTCAAAGTCAGGCTTCTCTGTGTAACACGCTGAATTGTTTGCTAATCCACGTTGAGGGTTGTCAACCCACCACTGTCCGTGCTTGCACCTTCGTAGTCTGTCGTCTGTGAGGTTGCTGAGACTGATGAGGGCTGATCGTCTGACTCCCCCCACGACGACGATTTGAGCAATCTTGCAGCAAAGATCGTGGCACTCAACGGAGCTAAGTTTTCGTCCAGCAGCTCCTCGAAAGAGGTCAACTGTAAATCGGAACAAGTCAAGCAGAGGCTCTGGACCGCTTGCTCTACCTCCAAAAACCTTAAGCGTGGAACCTGCAGGTCGTACTCTGCTAACGTCCCATTGGGGAATCTGACCCGAATACAGCAGTGATACCAACTCCCTAAACGATTTCGCCCATCCGATCTTCGAATCTGCCACGTTAATAACTGTATCGGTTTCATGGAATGTCTCTGCCACCTCTGGTAGTTTTTGTACGTACTGTCGCTCAACACTGTACCCTACTCCTGTACCACACATCAGCACGTACATCATCTCGTCAAACGCCTTGGGGTGGTCAATAGGTAGGTAGCTACAGTTGAACCCTGCTACGTTATCCCGGTCTAGCGCCTCTCCTGCGGTCATCAGTGCTCGCATAGAAGGCATTACATCTAAGTCATGGATAGACTTAAACATCTCTGATACTTCAAAGTCATTCAGGTCAGCACGATCAACCCAATAGTTGACGTAACGGTTTACGGTTTCTTCCCAAGTCTCCCTGCGCTTCTCTTCTGGCAGGTATCGTGCGTACCGGGATTTGTGTATGTACTGCTGGTATGCGTCCATTGTTTCTCCTATGATATGCCTAACGTTTCGTTTATAATTGCTTGCCCTGCTAACTGGAGTAACATATACACCCCATCAGGGTACTGCTCGTTGGACGCAACTTCAAACACTTCTCCATCTTCGTACATGATAACAGCAACCTTGACTTGCTTGCCTCCTGCTTCGTAGTCCATAGCTTTTGCTGTGAACGTAGCCAGAAACTCTGATGTTTTAATGGTGTCCTCTGTGTCCTTTCCCTTACCTCCAAATTTTCCCTCAATAACCTTCATTGACCATATCCTCTATTAACCAATCTAAATACTGCCGTGCCTTCCGTAAATCCTCAATACCGTTTTTGTATTTATAGCGGTGCAGATACTTCATCACATTTCCTGAACAGTAATCACCAAAACCAACACCTAACTGCTGCTTTATATAGTCTATTGCCTCAATCCCGCCTTTGTTGTAGTGCTCTGGTTTTGTCACAGGGTTAATGTGTTTGTCCTCTGGGTGGTATAGTTTTCCTGTTGCTGTTGTGCTTACTTGGTCCCACTCTTTAGGCGTGGCGTTGTCAATACTCATGTGTCTCTTCCTCTAGGTCTTCTTGGAACTCTTCAATGTTCTTTAGAAGTTTGTCTTCAAATCTGTCTAACAAGTCCTCTGCAGAGATTTGTAGAGCTTCGATTAGATCATCAGGGTCATATAACCGCAACAGACGCTCTTTAATTTCTTCTAGTGTCAGAGACATAATCAACCAACTCCTTTAGTGTTTCTATATTATACCATAAAATGTCGTGTTTGTCACACCATTGGGCCATAGTATTTTTGGTACTTTTACTCACTTTCTGATTAGGCTTCATCAGTACAAATATGAGTTCTTCGTTTTCCTTGAGGCACTGATTGATCGCTCTATACTTTTGCGTGTCTCCTGCGCGAAAATATCCTTTGCACTCAATGTAGTAGACTCGTCCGTTAAGTTCGTACACAAAGTCTGGGGTGTACTTTCTTTCGATTCTGTAGTCGATCTGGCACGGCTCGTAGCTGAAGCCAAATGGTTGTAACTGCGTTGCAACATCTCTTTCAAACTCCGACCTAAAGTTTCCTAGTTTAGACTTCCGCGACTTTCGGCTCATTGACCACCTCTGTTAAATATCTGGGTCCACTTGAGTACAGGAAAGTTCTTACTCCGGGCCAACAGGTAAACTTGTAGGGACAGTAAGAACAACCGACTGCGAGCTTTTGATTTCCACTTTTGCCATCTGGTACGACTTCGTGGCAGTGCTCTGGTGCTTCCGGTTGCTCTACTAGCTTTTTTATGCGGGTGATGTGCTCCTCTATGTCGTAGCCAATCTTTTCGTAGACAGGAGCCTGTGTGTCCTCTGTGTCGTACATGAGGTACGTAAGGTGTCCGTTCTGTTTGTCCATCGCTAACCAGCCAAACTTGGTTTCACCCTCTGAATGTGCATACCCTTTAATTTGAGCAACGTATCCAAACGGATCATCATAAGCCAAACTTCCGTCTTTGAATTTTTTAAACCCAAAAGAGGAAGTGCTCTTAACATCAGTGACAACACCATCAATCTTGCAGTCCATAGAGCCTGTAATACCCGCAACTTCACACTTCTTCTGCTCATCTGTAACCTCGTGTCCTGATAGTCTGGTGAGAAACAACAGCATCTCTTCTATCAGATGCCCGTACATAAACTTGACGTAGGTGTTAGGAGTCATCTCCTCCTGTACATCTGGGTTGTTCACCACGTTCCAGAGGTAGCGGTCGTCACGTCCGATGTTTGACATTCGCAGCTTACGTCCGTCACGTTTCTCTGTGAACAGATTTGACATGAGCTTTTTACAGTTCTCACCAAAGCGGTCAATCTCTTCGTATAGATCAACGTCCTCCGGCACTTCTTTAAAAGCAACAACAGAGTATATGTCGTCTACCAATGAATAAATTTTGTTCATTTATGTTGCTCCAGTAGGTCAGCTAACGCCGCCTGTGCTTGGTCCGGTGTGCAATTGAACCACTCACCTTTGCGTTCATACGTTTTATCTAGCAGGCTGTGTGCCTCTGACTCAGCAGACCGTCTATCAGACACGGACCAGCAAGTGAACAGTGCGTAGTCTCTGAACGGTGAAGACGTTTGGTATCCATTGAGCCTGTCCTCTGAGTCCACCGCCATGCCTACCTTGACCCACTCAGGGAAGTTAGGGTTAGTAATAATGTACACCTGTCCCTCACGACTCAGTTCATACTTAGCGAGACTGCTGAAGGCCGCATCTTCAAACGTCTTGTATCGTCCGGGTTTGTGAAGCGGGTGAGACTTAGGAACAAATTTACCATTTACCCACATTCTACTTGTGTTTCTATACTGGTGTATTCTATTGAACTCACTTTTGCAAGATTTACAGTAATCTTGTCTTCCGTCTTTACTTGCAGAACACAAAGAGAAGTCAATTAATTTTTTTGTTTCTTTACATTTAGAGCATACTTTTGTTCTCATATCAGTGTCCTTAATGCGTTTCTGCCCAAGTCGATCCAACTTTGTACTCTCCGTCGAGTGGGCATCTGAGTTCAAACGATAACCCAGCCGCCTTGATGCACTCCACTGCGAGCCACCCGTACTTCTCTGCTTGTTCTGTAGCCACCTCCGACTGTATCTCATCGTGTACGTTCCCTACAAACTTGTAATTAATCTCGTGCTGTGTAGCGTAGTCATCTAAGAGAACCAAAGCCCTCTTCATAATGATTGCACCAGCGGCCTGCAACAGTGTGTTTAATGCACTATGTTCTGATCTGACCCAGAGCTTTCGTCCGTCGAGTCCAGTGAGCCACCCTTTCCTAGAAGCTTGTCCAACTCGTTCTCGTAGAGTTTCAAGAGCAGGTGTATTTCGTAGAAATCGCTGCCTAAGCGTATAGCCATCTTTTGCAGTTCCTCCGACGATGCTTCCAAGTTTGGCGTCTCCTGCTCCGTAGAGGAAAGCATAGATGAAAGTCTTTGCTTGAGGTCTTGTTGCAAGTCCTGCAGCAGTTTGATTTCTGGTGTGAATGTCGTCTCTAAGCAAGACATTTGTAAACTCCTCGTCGCCCATATAGTGAGCGAGCATCCTTAGTTCTAGTCCACTGGCGTCAACACCGACCAGCCTACGTCCCTCTGGGACCACCCAGCAATCGCGGCACTCCTTGCCAAACTGAGAGTTAACTGACGGAACCTGTGCCATGTTAGGACTCTGGTGTGTCATGCGTCCTGTGATTGCACCGTTGGTTGTTACCCTACCGTGTACCCTGCCGTCCTCCTGTACGTGCTCTAGCCAAGAAGATACTTGGGCGTATCTCTTTTGCAGTAGAAGGTACTCAAGAACCAAAACAGCTTCCGGTATATGTTTGTTTTCTTCGAGTGTTTTCTCATCCACCT